CTTGAACAGCGTTCGGCCATCCTTGGAAGCGAGATCGTTCCCGAGGTTCATGTTCTGGCTCTCAAGGATTTCCTCGCAAATCCCGATTACCGAATCGTTGGTGTAGATACCGTTCTTCGTTGCAGCGCCGAGGGTCGGCTGCGAGTGAGAGACCGGAGAGCGGAACCGCGTCTTGCGGTGCCCACGTCGCATCTTACGAACCAAGTCCTCTTTCGTCACCGAGACGTAAGGAGAACCCCAGTTAGCCCAACGAGGATACGTTGTGCTCGACTTACCGGCACGGCCGGCGGCAAAGCCAACCGGGTCGAGACCATTGAAGCCTTCCGCCGCAGCCTTCGTTACCCAATACTGAATACCGTAAGGCGTCTTCTCGTCAGACGAGTCATCTGGCTTTCCCCATAGGATGTCTTCCATCAACTCGTAGAGACTCACCATCATAGCGACGTACCGCGTCTGCACGAGATCGACGATTGCCTTGCCGCCGCGCTGGAAGTCCGGTTCCCGCTGATCGTAGATGTAGTGGGCGTTGATATGCCGAGGACTGATCTGACCCTCGATCATCGTGTCAGTCAAGCTGGTACCGTCAGTCTCGAACATGCCGACAGTACGAGCGGAATGGTTGTGGTCGATCTGTGCCTGAAACTTCCAGTCGTTTCCGCCCTCGAACTTCTTTTGGCGGCCCTTCCACATTTCGCGCACGGCAACGTGGTCGGTAAGATCGCACTGGAGATCAAGGAACGCACCCTTCTTAATCAGGTTTTCCTGAGTCAAGAGTACGGCGTCGTCAACGTCGGAAAATTGTACCGTCATTGTTTTTGTCTTTCGTTGTTATCCGCAACAACGACCGCGCTACCCCTTAGAGAAAAATTGCTCGTCCAGAAGTGCCGCTGTTTCGTCTTGCGGTGATTTAGTGCTTTTTGAAGTCTGGCCATTCGCGCGAGAGATATGTTGCTTGCTGCGCTTGGATAAACTGGAAGCTAACTTCTTTTCAGACAGCCCCCTGAATTCGTCATGCAAGACAATCTTTACTGCGAAATCAAACACCTTCTCTCGCGAAGGCACCTGAATCCCTGCGGCTTGATAGCCGGCTAAAAGAACTGCCATTTGACTCGCGATTGCATCACGTTTCGCGAACTGCGAACCTCCTCGGTCAAGTGATGAATAACCACCTGTGCCGAGGGCATCGGCGAAATCTTCGCCGAGACTTCCAATTTGCGAATCAAACCAGCGCTCGACTTCTACGGCCGACGCCTGCTGATTATTGACTGCAACTTGCTCATGCTGCGATTGCAGCGATTGAATTTTGTCGTTTTGTTTCTGTAAGATATCCTTCATCGCACTGAACATCTGGATAGCCTCCGGCTCGTAGACCTCTGGGTCTAACTCCGGAAACTCAGCGAATGCGTCCTCTTCTTGCTCGGCTTCCTCGTTCACTTCTCGCGTCCTATCGAGAATGTTAATCACAGCGCCAAGTAGCGATGCTTCATCAGGAAATCTGCGAGCAGCGTCAGCGTCAATACCAACGCGCGATGCCTGTATTAAGGCGTAGTCGCTGATTGTCGGCTTTGCCGGCGCCAGAGATTTAGTGACCTTCCCCTCGACTGACTCCTCGGCCTCAGCGATAGCTTCTGCTTCTGCATCTGCTTCTGCTTCGGCGGCGACCTCAACTTCTTCGGCAGCGGCGGCGTCAATCTGCGCAGCAGCTTGATCATCGACCTGACCTTCAGTTGCGGTTTCCTCGGCCGAAGCAGAAGCAGATGCAGAAGCAAAAGCTGCGGCTTCAGTCGCGACTTCAGCGGCTTCCGTAATTGCGGAATCGATTTCAGTTTTCAGGCTACCGTCTACTGGCATGTTCTCTCTCCTAGCAGTAACTCGCTTTATCGCAGAAGCCACGTAGCTTCAGCGCTCTCTTACGGTGATTGGCGTCCCGATACACCGGGTCGCCGTTAGCGGTCACCTCTGTCGGGCAACCGTGCGTCTTGAAGAAATCCCTTAACTCCTGCGCCTGGTTCGCGTTGACACCAGAAGCGTAACACTCAATAGGCCAGCCGCCGCCGGCAGGCCGCGATCCGGTCCACTCAGCGCGCCTGTCACGGAGAATCTCGCTACCATCATCAAGAACGATGGTCTCCGGAGCCTGTCCCATAGGGAAGAAACGCTCGTGGACACTACCGTCAGGGGCAGAATAGCAATATGTACTCATCCATATACTCTGATTACTGGCACTAATCAGAGGTCGCATGAGCACCAAGCGGTCACTCGGCGCCGCTATTTCCGGCACCTTGCCCGACCAACATCTGCTGAATGGCGTTTGAAGCCCCCTCGCGAGAAGTGCCCGGCCGTCCAACTCTTTCGTAGGTCCTGGTCGTATTAGCCGGCATCCCAGATTGACCGTCTTGTTGCGATGATGGAGGCTCATCCATGAACGTAACGTAATTACCGACTTCCTCCATTGACGAAAATTTCGCTACGTCGCTGAGAATAGCCTGAACGTCGACTACGCCGCCAGCTTGCTGTATGAACGGCTGAAGCGGAATGATAAACCGTTCAAGGATGAGACTAAGTTTCTGGAGTTTACTGCCAGGAGAATCGTTCGGCAGCGAATACACGTCAATCTGAAGATCGTATTCGTCAAAATCGCCAACCTTCGATTCGCGCCCCCATGGCACCGACATCTTCAGCTTCGTTCCTGGGATTGGCTTTTCGAGTATCCGGCGCTTTATTGGATCGTGCCATTCATAATATGCAAGCGATCTGAATACGCCTCGCATGGCGACAATCGTCTTATCGGACATATCACTAAGCTGAGCATTCGCTGCGTCACTGAGTAATTTATCCTGCCCGACTGTCTCCGTCATCGAAGACAGTCCACCGAGAGAATCGAGATTGTTCGCGAAATAGGAAGACAAGTCTCGCGTCTGTAGATAGAACGCAAGAGTATTCGGGTTTATGCCGCCGGCTACAAGTTTCTTTGGCTCAGTACCAGTGTATCTTATTCCATCTCCATCGCTAGCATTCTTGAAATCTTCAGTACCCTGGTCATCTGACCCGCTGAAACCGAGCACAGACTTTTCGCTATCGGCTTGACTGCCTAACTTGCGAAATAGTGCATTACCTAGCGCGTGGAGATCGCGCCACACTGACACAGGTGGAAGCGGAAGAAGGTTACCGGGAACATCCGAGAATCCGAGCTTGATGTAAGGACCAGTCTTTGGACCATCCCACTCGACGACCTTCATTTGCTGACCTGACTTAACGCCGTAGGTCACTAAAAGCTGTTCCTTTTCGAGAAACACGTCACGCAACCACAGTCGCTCGCGAAACACGTCGGCTGTCGATCCGCCAACAATGCCCTCAGCGCGATCTTCTCCTCTCTGGCCGATGACCGTATGATCATCCGGTTGCAAGTCCGAGCGAAGGTTGTTCGGAAGCCAATCAGATTTCTTTACGTCCTCGTAATCAACCCAGTAATCATTACCTTCATACTGAATTGCCTTGATATACTTCGCCGACATATCGAGGAAATAATCATCCGGCGTCACTAGATCAACGAATGTGTCTCCATACTCATGTCCCATTGCTGTCCCGACCGTACAGAGACCGCACTTCAACACACCCCAACCAAAGAGTGCTTCGATGACGCATTGGCGAAATGTGTCAGCTAGTCCGATTTCCTCTGGAATCTGATTAACAGCTAGCTCCAGGTTCGCCGCAGTCGGTTTAAGCCAATCCTTGATAGCGCTAACCATAACACGCGGAGCTTTCGGCGCGAGAAGTCGACCGTAAATATCGACTGCCATCTTCAGGAAATTAACCGGAACGGCTCGATCTGCTCCACTTTCAGCGTAGTGATTCCCAACATACTGCCGGATTCCCTGTACCCGCTTCCTGCGAGGAAATTCCAGTTGTGCCTGACTCCAATCGATGCTTTTCCTCAGCCTGCCGAATTGCTTTTCACTTAGTAATGTTTTCACGTCACGCCCTCCAAGATGAATCTAGTTGCCTATTTGGTTTCGCTTTCATCTGCTCTCGCATTTTGTTACGCCACGCCAAGCACCCAACTGGAATCTCGGGAGGCCCCTCAACAGCCGGACGCAACGCACGTTCCTTAACACCTTTCCACCCCAGCGCGTCCGCCATCGCGCGATCGCCGTGATTCGCCTTTGCACCAGAAGGGTCCTCTTTACTGGAAGCCCTGGCGTGCATTACGCCGCCATCAGGCCCGTATACGTACTCCAACGCTTCGTTGAGCGCTTCCCTCGAACGGTTAATCGCCTCGCCTTTCTCAATTGCTGCGCGATACTCACCAACGATTGCCAGCTTTACCTCCCTAGTTTGAGCGACCCCAGGAATATCAGAAACTTTTTTAGAGATCGCTTCCTCTCTCACGCGCAAGTAGATATTGCCGTACCCAAGTTCCTCAACACGAGAACCGAACTGCCGCCCTGGACCGCCGCTTTCCCATATCATAAATGCCTTACCGAGCCACAGACCCAGGGCTACAGCTTGCTTGGCAAGTTGTTCAGGTCGTATACGAGGATTCGCATACTCGACATCCTTTTCGCAGGTAACGTTATCCCATCCAGACAGCACCGAATTGCTTGCCCCCGTGCCGGCTGCAACATCAATTCCAAGCGAACGCTTGTGCTCTAAGGGTGGCTTTCCATTCTTGTCGAGAAAGAACCATAACCGCAGGTGGCCATTAGGGTCCTCGCGAAACGCAATCGGTTCCCCAGTCGAATCGTCATAGTCTAATTCGCCTACGAGTAGAGGCGGGCGGGCGTGATCGCGAATCGCCTGGTTGACGAGATCGGCATTGAAAAATTGAGAACCACTGCCGCCATAATCAATATCTAACTCCTGCGCAATTTCCCGATCCGAACCAGCGCGTTTGCACTCATTGTCATACCACGGGCTACGAAGCTTACCATCCAAGAACGGCTCGTACCCTTCTGGGTATCCACCGGAATCAAGTACCTTCAGTTCCGTATTCTCACCAGTCGTATACATTCCGATTGATTTAATTGGGTGCATAGACCAATGAAGCCTCAGCTTCCTTATGCTACCCTGGCGCTTGTCGTAGAAAGCGTTATTGGTTCCCTGCGGCGTAGAGTTGAAAATTCTGCAATTTGTTGCATCGCGTGTTGCGGCGAGAATGCGATGCCCATTTTCTACGGCAGCAAACTCGTCTAAGATAATCGCCGTGCGGCGGTCACCACGAGCAAAGTTATCGGTCGTCGACTCTCCGTCAATGACCGAGAGCGTATTCGGATTTTCAACGTGCATCTTGCGGCGATGCTCGTTTTTGTTGTAGCCAGGTGGTTGAAGCCACTTCGGGAGATTGTCGATCAGGAAGTCGAATTTCCAGAACATCGCCTTCGGATTTCCGGGTTGATCGACATACTGTTCAACTCTGGAACCAAGCAAGAAAGAAAGCTGAGGTACGAAGTGCCAGCACCACGCGGCAGCGGATACGCACATCCACGATGCACCCATGTCGCGGGTCTTCTCAATCAGCAAGTCCTCTTTCCGGAATGCTCGAATGATGTCGAGAATTCCCTCTTCCTGAAACGGATAGAGAATGAACGGCAACTTAGGGAACGGATGGTCGTCTTTCGGCGCGTAAGTCCAACCAAAACCATTCAGATAGAACAGCGGGTCCCTGGCGCAGGCGTCGATAATTACGCTGACGTATTTCGGATCGTCCCTAACGCGAGCGTGTACAGCTTGCCGCCATTTTAGATTAGCTGCGATATCCTTCGGAACCTGATGATTGAACGGAGTGGAGACTCTCATTTACCGCTTAAGTCCCTCAGGAATATCGCGTTCTTCTCAGCGCACTCATCTGAGCAAAAATACTCGAAAGTGAAAGCGGGATACAAAGCCATCTCGCTACATTTGGGAATCGGCAATTTACGATAAAGCGGTTCGCCGCAACGAACGCATGTAGCGACTACCCTATCGCGCTGGTTCTTCTTTTTCCTAGGCTTCTTCGGGGTCGGAATGAACTTAGTGCGCCTAATCGCCATCGGAATCCTCCGATTGCGTTAGCTCCTCCAGGAAGGAATTGATCTCAGCAATTGAGCGTTTACTCTCTTTCTGAATACTTCTCTTCCCCTGATCCTCAAGGTCCACCTTAGATTCAATCTGCCCAAGCTTCGCCAGAAAATCCTTTGGTTCATCAACGGCCTGGCGGTAGAGATACCAAGCCGCTTCACATGGACAGGATTGAGGCTGAACTCCCGTGCGGAGATAGGCGCCGGCTGCATCAATTGCCCACCGCAAACTTTCGCGATAACTCATCTCCTTGTTTTCGCAGTAGGTTGGATTTGTGGCTGTGGCCGGCTGCCCCCAATGCTGGATGGCCGGGTGACTCTCGGGATTCGGATCGAAGTCCACGACGTTGTACTCCCTGAAGAGACGGTTGAGGCAAGGGAACTCCTTAGAGGCCCGAACCACGGCCTGATTATGGGTAAGCCCACCCCCATCCTTGGATTCCAGCGCTTCCACCCTGGCCTTCCAGGAGTTGTAGGTCGGCTTCTCCTTGGACTTATCCTGACGCCATAAGAGCGACCTGGCCCGCTGCGCGAACTCGATCATGTCCCGCGGGGACGCCTTCACCGGCTTCACTCGCTTTGCCCCAAGGCGAGATAGGGTAGTCGCAATGGTCTGCTTGCAGACACCGAACTCTTTGGCTAGGTCACGCTGGAACTCACCTGCAACGTAGCGAGCGGCGATCTGCTGACACTGCTCGTCGGTTAACTTTGGGTCTGCCATACTTCCTTCGCTCTACTTAGTGTCACTTTTTCCAAGGGGTAGGACAGTCTTTGCTCTCTTCCTCCGGTGGCGCCCAGTCAGGCGTCTCGATTACTACAGTATTGCCATCGAGTGGTTGTTTAGACTCCGGCAGCAGCGCCGCCTTCTTCTCGGCAAGCGCAGCAGCGAAGGCGCCGGCACCAGCGATGGAGACTTTCGTAGCAGGCTTTGCAAGGCCCATGTCAATGAGTTGGTCCCACGTAACTTGACGTTTCTTCACAGCCGTCAAGGCAGCTTGATAACACGGGTCGCACAGGCCCCGCGTCTTCGCCTTCCGCTCGCATCCCTCGATCAAACAAGTCGTCACCTCGATCAAACAAGTTGTCATGTCGTTTCTCCTCTGTTCTGTAAAGGTTTATTAGTTTCAGTGTATATTATAATCTCTGGCACTAAGCTTCTCGGCTAAATGCTCGGTTATAACTATTCTCGAAAAGGCCGGGACCAAGACTCTCATTAAGCGGAGCCACCCTGGCAATCCCTGCGGCCTCAAGTTGTTTCCATGTCTTCGCTCCAGAGAACACTTTATTCGCTGCTGCCAAGAAACAAACACTACATAAACCACGACGAAACACTTCTCGCTCGCATCCCTCAATTAAGCAGATCGCCATGTCGCTTCTCCTCGTGGTTACGTGTAATCGCGTACCCATATACTCTGATTACTGGAACTCATTGCACGGGGTATGAGTTCCCGTGATATATCACGGGTGGGGAACCAGCAAATATCACGGGTTAGCTAGGCCCCTGCGCCCGAAGCCGCAAAATCGCCTTACTAGAGGCCGCCGGCGTGGCTGTCCAATGGGCGAGGCTGCCGGCTAGATGGATTCACGAAAACAGATGCCTTTTCGTGAATACTGCCGGCTAGTAGTTTCCAGATGAGGGGGGAGACTTCTTAGCTGTCAATCCCCCATCGTGTGTTTCGGGAAGTGTCCAGGAAGCGCCCGGGCATTTCATACACTTAATAGGGGGTTTCCACTCTCTGGTGTGGAGAATATCGTTAGGAACCACCCGTTAGGTGTACTGAAGTGTCCGAAGTGTCAAAACGACACGTAATGGGGGGTTGACAGTAGGAAGGAGATTACGTAAGTATATAATATATATATATTTATATATATCTATCTTCTATCTCTCCCCCCTCTTTTTCTCTGGTGTCAAGTGTCAAAGGGTCTGGCATTTATTCTGTCAACCCTTCTTGTCCTCCTCTTTATATTAGAGAACCTTTGACACCTTGACACCAAAAGAACTACTTGACCACCCCCCTTGGTATTTTCGGAACTCTGCGGCCACTGGTATTTCCAAGAGAGGGGGTGTGTTTTCCTGAGGCCCCTGGGTCCCTGGGGACCCTCTGGATTTTGCCGCGTTGGCAGGGGCGGGGTAACTATCACTGGGACGAGCAAGCAAGGGGGAGGGGTTGGCAAGGTTTTTAGGGCCATGGGTCCCCCGGAAGCATGCTTTTTGCATACACAACGGGTATAGTACCCTTCACGCTAAACAGCGTAACATACGTGCTAGCAACAGGTTGTGCTATCACGCTGCCACTAGACTACGCTGAGGGGAAGTGTAGTTGGCATGGCCACGCCCACCGTCAACCCGGACGGCTGGCCAGCCGGTCGGCTTGTGTGGCCTTCGCGTGTAGCGGGGCGATGATAGGGCAGAGATACGCCCCTTCCACCACCACCCTCATTGCCTTCGCCCCCCCACCTCACACTCT